TCTTGCAGTATTGATAAGTAAATCATTTATATCTAAATTAGTATTTTCTAATGAAGACATAATTTCTTCATCAGATTTTCCCTTTAAAACATCACCCATTGCTTCATTTACGAACTTAGCTTTCATCTTTATTTCAATGCTTTAAGTGAAACCCAATCAACTGTTCTATATGCGCTTCTAAATAATGGGTTTTCTTTAGTTTTTATGACTTGATCAGAATTTGGAGAAACTACATTAAATTTAGATCTATTCCAAACGCTTACAGATCCTCCCATTGCATTATCAATAGTCTTACCAGTTCCAAATTTACCTCCTAATGTTGTACTATCAGCAATTGGAACCCTCCAATAAATTGGATTTCTTCCAGTTTCAGGAACATCAACACCAGTTACATTATCTATTTTAGTTTCATCCTCTGCTGCTCCTCTCATACTATCAGGTAAATCATAAATTCTTCCCATACCTCTATTAAAAATGGATTGAATTGCATCACGGTCTCTTGCCATTCCATGTTCTAATTTGACTATAACTCTCATTTCAATAGGAAAATCATCAGGACCTAATTCATTTCCAAATTCCACTTCAACACTTTCACAAACTAAGTTACCTATCATTGCAATAGGATTTAAGGGATTTCCAATTGTTATATGCCATTCTCCAACCGGCTCACCAATTAATAAAGCTTTTAGTCCCTGAAGAAAGGGTATTTGACCATTAGATTTTTCTGCTGCATATTGTTTTACTAAATTACCAGCAATTCCAGTTCCTCCTCCATATACATTTTCAAGAGATCCAAATAAATCTTTGTTTCCACTTCCAGATTTTCCAAGAATAGAATTAAAGAAATTTTTAGCAGCGTCTAATATACCACTGCCTGCTGCTTGTCCTTTTCCTAAAAAACTCTTAATTGATGTTGACCCCCATTCAACTGGTTTACCAGAGTACCATTGTTGTATACCTTTATCTCCACCTAAAAATGGATAGGTTTGGGGCTGACCCATAAATCTATGTTGACCTCCCCAGAAAATAGCTGCTGTCGAACCCATTATTAAAAAGTTTGAAAGTATATCAAGGAGAACCGCTTTAATGTTTATACCACCAACAGGTCTTGCGACATAATCAAATTTAAGTTCAATTCCACTCATTTCAAATTTAATTCCCGCTTTACGTTTTTTTACTTTGGTAATACGGTTTACTGGACCAAGAATTCTATTTTCATATGGACCATCTGTATATGGATCAGGTGGTAACATTCCTTGATTTAATACAGCTTCTTGGTTCCAATCACCCATTGCTACGTTTAACATTGTAGCATATTTTGTTAATCCTGGAAAAAGACCTCCGGCACCTTGTTCTGATCCAGGAGTTTCAGTAGGTGTAACTTTCCAAACATTAGCTTCTGCATCATCCCATTCAAATCCAGTTGTAAATTTAAGAATATCTTTAAGGGTGTTATCTGTTTCATTTCCAAAATATGTAATTGCAGTTGCCATAGGAGGGAATGTGATTTTTTTAGCAGATCCACCAGGTTCTGTCCCTGATTCAATTTCCTTTCCATTGGCATCAACTTGAGGAATATTCCCTTCTTCAGCCATAGGACTTCCAGGAGCTTGCGTACCATCCATACCAGGAAATTTTAAATTATCTATTATAGGTGCTGGATATCTTCTTAATGTGATTAATCTATTATTAGGAATTTTATTCCAATGTTTGCTAAAAACAAAATCTGTAAAATTATAGGGAGTTCTTCCATATGGATCTCCATTTCCCCAAGAAATTAATGAGGATGTTGTAGGATGTTGAGAAAAATTTAATAAATTGTCCTTTCCGATTGTTTCATCAACCTCATACCATTTTCGTTGTCCTTTTTGATTAATTAAATATCTTCCACCTTTTGATCCATATAATTTAACATATGCATAATTATTCATTAATGCTGGAACTCCAACAAAAAAATCATCATTCTGCATCATGTGAATATCTCCCCTTGTTTTATTAATTAACTCAGCTTTCTTTTGTGATTTAGAATTATGAATATAAGATTCTGAAACTGTATATCCGATAGTCCCAGCTTGAGCATAAACAGTACTTATAGGAGTTATTGCATAAACACCAGCATTTTCTTTTGATTCATCAATTATTAAACGATCTAGTCTTCTGTCAAATGGAGATATTTGAGGGGTAGTTGGATCAGGATAATCTGTAGTATCTAATTTAGGGAGAGTAATATTTTTACTTAAATTACTTAAATTTATAGCATCTAATGATTGTAAACATTGTTCTAAAGCCTGTTGGGCTTCTTTTAAATAATTATTATGTACAGCAATAGGAGCTAATAACCTTACATCATCTCCTTTTATACTTTGAGCTTTTTTAATAAGCCAATCTTTTCTACTATCAACAACATCATAACCCTTTTTTAATCCAGAATCCCAATATTTTCTTTCAAGTACTTTAACATAAAGATCATTAACCTTTCTACGAAAACAAGCATTTTGAACATACCAATATTCAAAATTTGTAACAGTTTTTATAGTTTGAACTATTTCTTTAATTTTTGCAGTTGACTTTTCACTCATTTAGAATATTTTATTTTATATATTCAAAAATTCTAAATGTACTAAAGTTTATTCAATTATGGGGTTGGTGGGACCTAATTCTAAAAAAAACCCCTTTTGGGTATAAATCCATCCTTTATTAATTTTTGTTTGGAAAAATTTATAATTTCTTTTATAGGTTTTGCTTCAATTAATCTAATCTTTTTAATGGATGGAAAAAATATTATTTCATTAAAAAATGAATAAAACTGTTGAAGCTTAGGAATGTTATATTCATCTATTAGGACAATTTCTGTTATTTTTTCAAAATCAACTAAAATTTCATTAAGATTATTTATGATGTCTTCGTTTAAATGTGGGTTAGAATAAATAATACCTCTAATTCTCTTGGATTTGGTATAATTTTTTATTAAAGAATTTATTTTCTTATTTATAATAAATGCTCCATAATCATCTATATTATCATAATTATAATTATGTTCTTCAAGAATATCTTGAATATTTATTATAGAAAATAATTTTAAATTTAAAAAAGAGCGTTTTAATTTTGGAATCCCTTCTATTGTTATATAAAACTTCACTGGGTAATTTCTTGTTTATAAACTTTTTTAGCTTCTTCTAAAGCATCAATATAAGATAAACTTTTTGAAATCATAAGTTCAGTTGCAATTGACGCTATTCTGTTATTATCAATTTTATCTTCATTTTCTTGTTCTTGGAGTCTTCTAATTTCTTTCATTTCTTTCTCTTTCTCCTTCCCTTGTATAATGTTTTGTTGAAGTGACTCCATTCTTTCACTAAATGGTAAGGATTTTTTGTGTTTGGTAATTCCTAAGTTTTTTTCCGTTAATCGTCGTTCTTTTCTATTCATTTTTTATTTTTTTCTTGATCAGTAACTAAAGAGTTTACATAAAAGAAATTAAAAAGTCGTAAATAAGCTGAAAGAAAAAGCATATCATCAGTTTGAATAACTTTACTTGAATCTAAAAGTTTAAAATTTCTTCTAACTTCTTTTTCTTCAACATTTTCATCTGACTTAATTTTTATATTAGTGATATCAATAGCATAAATTTTAATAGGTGAATCTGATGACATATTATTATAAAGACTTCCAAGATACATCCACAAATCAGCTTGAGATATATTTGTTCCTATAATTTCAAAAAGAACTCTATTGGCAGCAACCAAATCTGTACTATCATCAGACGAAATATAATCATTTATAAGTGTTAAAACACTTTCTTCTTCTAAATAATTCCAATCTTGCATAACACCTATTTTATCCAACAAACCATTAGTTGAAATAGTATAAGGTAATATACAAATACGATTTTTTTTGTCTATTAAATAATAATGATCATTCAATTCAATAACATTTTCGAATGATCCATGTAAAACAATTTTCTTTTCTATTTTTTTATCCATTTTCATGGTATTATTTTTTAATTATATATTTTTTCTTTTGTTTCTTTTTTTAAGAGATTTACTTATTTTTCTTTTATGTTCTTTAGAAAGTTTTTTTCCTTTTTGAGCTTTAGACATTTTTTCTTTTGTTTCTTTAGAAACTATTTTATTTTTAAGAGATTTACTTATTTTTCTTTTATGTTCTTCAGAAAGTTTTTTTCCTGTTACTGCTTTTTTCTGCTTTATTCTAGTTTCTTCGGGTATTCCTCTCTGTTTTGCCGAAATACTCATTTTTTCTTTAGTTTCTTTAGAATATTTCTTACCCTTATTAGAACCTATTTTTCCTTTATTTCCTAAAGAAATTTTTATTCTAGTTTTTTTAGAAACACTTCCTTTAGATTGATGTCCTCCTTTGGAACTTATATTATATCCATTTGGGGATAATGTATTATATTCATTTATATATTTTTCTTGAGCATCAAAAGCTTTTTGTTTTGTTTTAAAATTTTCTAAAATTTCTTTTTTGAAATTTTTCGTTCCATATTTTTTAATAGCATTTTTTATAATTGACCCACTTCCTAAATAACCATCATTTAAATTATTAGTTGAATGATCTCCGATATATTGTTTATTATTTAATAAATTTCTAGTTATATAAACATAATTAAATAGTTTTTTCATGTATAGTTTTATTTTCAAACTTTTCTATTTCATTATAAAATTTTTTAAATGATATAATAAGAGATTTTTTTATTTCATCAATATTTATATTTTCAATAATATAATTAAGGGTTTTTTTATCACCCTCGTCAAAATTTTCTTTAATTATATTGAATAATTCTTTTGATGGAGCAGTTATGGTTAAATTTAATTCTATTTCCATTTCAGTTTTTTTTGATTTACTAAGTGTAATCCAAACAGGGTCATTAGAATGATCAACATGATCAGATATAGAAGATGCAACTGTTGCAACTGTTGGTTGTTTGGAAATTTCACCAAACTTTGCCACTGATTTTTTTGGCGGAATTTGAATTATTTCTTTTCTACCAGCAATAAATGGTTGAACACATACACTAGCACCATCTTGATTTTTCTCCCATCTTTCTTCTTCTCTTCCTACCCATTTTTCTTTAAATACCCAAATATTATTAGGATTTTCCACCTCAGCCATGAGCATGTTTCCATTATTTATTTGATTGATAGGTAATATTAAATCTTCATTACATCGAGACTTATCTGTAAAGCTTACAAATACCATATTATCTTCTTCTTCAATTTTATCAAAAATAAGTACTTCACCCCTACGAGC